GAAAGCAGACATTTCATTATAATCGGGTTCCAAAATTTGAGTAATTCTATGCCGCCATATATTCATATGCGTAAAATTGAAATGCTTTTCGTAAATAGAGAAGAATGCATATTATGTAATCAAGTTACTATTACCATGACGTGTCGAGCTGTCCGTATTTCATTCAACGAAGTTGTTCGCTGTGCTGTATATGCGGATAATACGTACATAGAGTGTGTGCTAGAAATCGCGCCACTATCATTGAAGGAAAGGCCAATTGTATTCAAACCCAGAGGGCAAATATTGGCGTCGCTGTCTGAACCAAAAATATCTATATTTAGTATGGAATGTACAGTCGAATCGAAACCGACGTCTGCAAAAATCGCAAATAAATGGCACATAGACATGCATATGCGATTATATTACGAAGATCGCGGAAATTTGATTCGCACCAGTCGAATTATAGACATCGACGGCAACGTCATAACCACATTTAATGGTTCCGTCTATGTCCTCGGCGAAATGGACCCCCTCGTCAAAAAACGCATTGCGAATATAGACATTCCGCCCACGGACCCACTACGCGAAGAAACCATACACTATCTAATCAACGCGGCCATGGACCTGTATTATTCGGAAGCTCCGCATCGAACAAATTAAATCGCCAACGATAACGCACCATAGACTGTGCTCAACAAAAATGATCATGTAAAGTTGTACATATTGTTTTTTTATAGCCAACGGTTACTACATTGAAAGAAATAAATAGCACGCATAAGGCATGTCTTAGGATTTGTTTATTCAATGGTGTAAAATTGATTACATGATCCTTAAAAAGTATCCATCATCAAAATAATTTCACTATTATTGTTGGAATGGCTGATGTGGATTCAAAGGAACCGCATAGGCGACGTCGAATTATGGTATTCGACGTCGAAACAACGGGGCTCGTGCCCAAAAAACGCGCAACTATCGCATTAACAGATCTGCCTCATATTTTACAACTCACATTCGTTATTTTCGACACCCAATATTGGCGTGTCGTCAAATCAGTCGATTTGTATATCAAGATTGCAGATACCATTGAAATTCCGGACCGCATTACTGAGATCACCGGAATTACTCGCGAAATGTGCGCGGGTGGGGTCTCTATAGAAAAGGCCATGCATGAATTCTATGAAGAATATATGCTATGTGATACGATAGTCGCGCATAATATCGATTTTGATAAAGAAATGATACGTATTGAAATGGAACGATGCGCAAATGCACAAGACCAATTCAACTGGCCTTGCGGCATAGACCTTACTCAAATATTTGATGATGAATACCATAAAACACAAAACAAAAAGACGTTTTGCACGATGCGCGTAGGACGTAACATATGCAAGATTGAACGGACGGGTAAAAATGGAGTTTATTATAAAAGCCCCAAGTTGGTAGAATTGTATGAGCATTTGTTCCAGATGACTCCACATGGGTTGCATAGTTCATTGGTCGATACCTATGTTTGCCTCCGATGTTTTGTAAAAATATGTTTTCATTTTGAGTTACGCATGACTTCATTTCCGAGAATGACGTTTTCTCCGATCGTTGCGCATATTCCGGCTCTTGATAATGTTTCCGTCTGATCTTATTTTGCGCGTTTTCCTGTACATTTGTCTCTTTTTGCCTGTTTTTTTACCTCCTTGTGACGGCGATTCCTGCGGGGATCCTGCGCTAGCCGATTCTGAACTAACCGATTCCAATCTATACCTATTCTTATCAGCATTTTTCTCATTAGTTTGACTATCGCTATTATCACTATTTTGGCGTGATCCGGAACTATCTGATCCCGAACTATACATAGTATTAGTATCCTTTTTCTCCTCGCTTTGAATTATGAGTGCTGCCTCGATTAACATATTCGTGGTGCTGCAATGTTTCCGGCTGCTTCGCCCAAATAAGCTCGAAAAACGCGATACTCGTGATACTCGGCATTTCGCATTATAAAAATCATTATAATAGGAAGAATCCGCGATGAATTTGATAGTACTCTTAATAGCTGTTTCTATAATGGGCGAAAATGCGCAGGTTGGTGTATTTTCAGTACCAACCACAGCGCCCTTGTTCGCTTTATCAATATTATAGGGATTGGATCCCTTTGGTGAATATGTTTGAACTTCGTGAGAACATGGTAAAATATATATTGTTTTTGTGATGTCTTCACTCTTAGTAATGGCTCCTCGCTCGAATAATTTTGAATAAACTACAGCCACTGTTTCGCGGGTTCGTTTTAAATCAGACGCAAATAAAAATGTTATCAGTGATATATTGTTAATTTCACTGCCTATTTTGTCCGCCGCATTTTCGGCCTGTTTAACGCCGATTTCGGTTAAACTTGTGTTGCGAAATCCAACAAAAGACTGAATTTTTTTAGAGTATTTTCGTGCGTTATGGTCAGCCTGACCATGTCGCATAATATAAATAGTCTTACCACCAAGCGGGAGAATGCCTTCGGGTGTCGGTATTGTTATTGTTGGAAATACAATTCGGTTCGCGGAACCTTCTGTTGCATGGTATTGATCAATATAATACACACGACCTACACCTCCTTCAGTTGGGTCAAGTTCGCCCTGATAAACCAAATTTATAGTAATATTATTATAACCAACCTCCAATTTTACAACCGCACAATTCATAAACCGCCCCAGCGCCGCACCACCGTTTTCGACAAATATAGCATTAATCTTTCCTGCATTCGTATCAATACTTTCGTCCGGGTTCCGATCTGCATACAATAACTCATGTAAAAACCCACGCAACCTTGCCTGGTGCGTTCCAATTAATATTATATCGCCACTCATTATAATTTATACATATATAAAACGCCAAATGAAGGCCTGCAGCAATAAAATTGATTTTTGTGTGAAATCATGTACAAAATATATCTATAAAACAAAATGTTATATGAATTATCGAGCATAACAGAGGGAACCGTTGTAAAACGTCCTTCACAATCCATCAAAACACCTTATGTTGCGGATGTATGTATCGACGGACAATATTATCTTGGACATACACCTGCGTTGGGATGCGGTGGATTGGCGGATAAAGGTGCTCTTGTATATATGACTAAATCAACTTCGGTAAAAGCCAAATGCAATTATACCTTTTATTTGTCTAAATCTATCGACGCAGATCATCCGAACGATCATGAGATTGTCGGTATCAACCCGAAACTGGCGGAAACGTTGATCGAAAATGCGATCCAGCAAAATTTATTATCAAGACTGCGAAACGTGTTGTCTTATCGACGTGAAACATCGATTGTGGTTGAACAATATGGTCTCCATTCTCGGTTTGATTTCAGCGGAATAGATAAAGACGGTTGTCCGTTCCTATTGGAAATTAAAAATGTCCCATTGGCGGATTATGAAGATATTTATGCAAAAGACCGTGTGGGGAAGTGTTACAAGGACCGCGATTTTCGATCCAAAGTTGCCTATTTTCCAGATGGATATCGAAAGAAAATAACGGATACAATAAGCCCGCGTGCTCTAAAACATGTCCAAGAACTCACCAAAATAAAGAGTATATCGAAAACGCGGTGTCTAATGGGATTTGTGATTCAGCGTAGCGACGTCACGTCGTTTCAAGCATCCATGATTGATCCTGAATATAGAGCCGCGGTGCGTGATGCTATAGCCGCCGGCGTGGAAGTATTCGCAATGGTAGTCAAATGGTCTCTTGATGGGTCATGTACTTTTGTCCGCGATGATTTGCCCATAGGATGCATATGAGACCCTATATAACAGAATCTTATCTATACGCACTATATAATGGATCAACAACAACGATTTCGTGCATTTTTGTTGGGATGTATTCCCATGCGGATTGTATTGTCTATATTGCCGTTATATTTAGACGAATCATGGCTTCCGTATTATGGTATCGTATTATTCGCAATTTCGATGAGTTTCCTCTATCTATATTTTGGAAAGTTACGACTCAATGCATTTGAATCTGGCGGCAAAACGTGGTGGTCTGAATATCGTATAATCCATGGGTTATTGTATTTGGCGGCGGCGATTTATGCATTTCAGAAAAAACGAAATGCATATTTGCCGTTGTCTATTGATACCGTCCTAGGTCTCGCATTCTTTTTACACCATCACATTACAAATGGCGATATGCACATTTAACCCGGCAAAGAATTGCACAATTCTAAAGCCAAAAATTCTTTTATACATATAAAATAAATGAATTTGATACAGTTCCCAATAAGATATTTACCCAAGGTTTTAACAAAAAAGGATAAAAAAACACAATTTAATATGTTAATAAAATCACAAAATATGTATAAAAAAAATAAATATTATACACGGAAACGAGTACCGTCGTATAAAAATAAAACTTCAAAACATATATTAGCTGCTCGTAAAATATACAATATAGAAAATATCACACCAAATGCAGAATTGGTCGCGAAAACTGGTTGTAATTTATCCGCATTGAATCAAATTGTTAAAAAAGGAGAAGGGGCATACTATTCATCCGGTTCAAGACCAAATCAAACGCCGCAATCATGGGGGATCGCCAGATTAGCAAGTTCATTAACATCTGGAAAAGCGGCGGCAGTTGATTACGATATAATTGAAAAAGGGTGTGACCATAAAAAAAAGGCCTTTATTTTAGCAAATAAATCGAGGAAAAAGTATAAATACGGACACTCAAGCACAAAAAAATCTACGTTTAATAAAAATGAGTTTAGACCAACTAGTCGATAATTCGAGAACAGACAAAAATACTGTACATTCATATTTGCCTCTCTATCAAAAATTATTGATAAGTAAAAAGGAAACTGCTAAAAATGTATTAGAAGTAGGAATCGGAGACGGAACTCAGGGAATTACAAATGGCGGAAGTATAAAATTATGGAATGATTATTTTATAAATGCGAAGGTTCATGCTTTAGATATTCAACATTTAGACACGGTATGGGACGAACTTAAAAACAAGGATCGAATTGTATTATATTCATCAATTGACGCATATAATGACGATTTTTTTATTACTCATTTTTTAAATAAAAATATAAAATGCGATTTTATGTTAGATGATGGCCCCCATAGTTTAGAAAGTATGCAGCAATTTATAAAATTATATTCACAAATAATGACGGACGATGGTATATTAATAATTGAGGATGTTCAATATTGGGATTGGATTGATAGACTTAAAAATGCAGTTCCGGAACATTTGAAACAATTTATCAAAATATATGATTTAAGACCAAATAAAGGTCGCTATGACGATATTGTTTTTACAATAGATAAATCGAACGTTTAGATTAAAATTGTATTTATTATAGTTGTTACACCTATAATAAAAGGCGGTGTTTGTCCATTTGTATCTCGTTAGTAACAGAACCACTTAGAATCCTTGTAACCTATATTCTTCAATTCGTTTGATATATCTTCGTCACATTCTGTCCTAGTTTTCCGATAGTCAAGAATGTCTGTTATTTTGTTATTTTTATCAAGATACATCCGACTCAGCTCTTCGCGTGCACTGCGCGACTTGTCACCGCTGAGAATTTTATTTCGCGCGTCAATCTCGTCGTTACAAATAACCTTTAATTCATTGCAGAATTTCATCTCGTCTATATGCATTTTGATAACATCCATAAATATATTTTTGTTGTAAATTGTAGGATATCTGTATCTAATTGCATCCGGAATGATGAACTGATTTTTTTCTTTGATCTCCTTTACCTTTTTTTCAATTTGCGTAATAAAATTTTGAACAAATTGAATATCATATTTCACCGGTTTTTCGAATTGATTCGCTTGTTCGGGCTCGCCATTCTTTTTATTTTCGGATACATTGCTTAGTAATATTTTACCAGACGTAAATTCACATTCTGAAATAAGTTGGTCGAATGAATATGCAGTCATTTTATGCGCTTCTGCCTTCGCATCTAACTTATAAAAATTTACGAGTGATAAAATAACAGTATTCGCAGCACTTGTTGCGGAAACAATCTTTACAGCGGTCGTATTATCATAAAATATTCCGCTGACGACTGACGATGCAGACGAAATAAAAATTGCAGGAATCATTAGACGATATAGATAAAATTCACAATAAGATTTTGCTTCTAAATACAGCATTTTTTGGCCCTTTAAATACAAAGAAATTAGATCTAACGCCGCTGATAATTTGCCGTCATTATATCCAAATTTAATGTTCATAGTGTCCATTATATCTAAAAATCCACGATACGGTATGGGAGTGAATGGTTTTTTTGCCGACTCTATATCAAACGCCTCTTTTTCATCTTGATCTGATGTATAGTGGGGATCTTTTTCTTCTTCCTCTTCTTCTTCTTTGTCGCGAATACAAAAATCCGCGGTTTCAGGAGAAAAAAACATTAATATACATGTATGCATGCATTATATTTTTGCCGTTATTCAATGTTCAAGGGTGTAATTTATTCATCATTTGAATTCGATGAGTGAATACAGTTATATGGTTGAATGGTATTGCAATCTTCGCAAATACCCAAAACCCCATATGTGCGTAGATACAACATAGTATGATTGTGTAATATGCAATCGCGATCTTTCCATGTGTTTTTATACATGGGAATATATTGATCGGGCACGCGAATAAAACTCTGCTTCATTGTTTCAATGTCTATTATACACGCCGGATTTCGCGATAGTGTCCAGGTCACTGTGACTGGATTGGAACCGGGCTGGCTTTTTAATCTATGCTGTGTTCGACACATTGGACACGAAACGTTCCAATTGGCTATACAAGCCGCATGAAATGTATGATTACAATTCCATTTCTGAATTTTTTCTGTATTGGTTGTGTTTGTATCCAGACAAACACAACATAATGGGCTCTCTTCCATTGAACTTAGTTGGTCTTGCTCCATGATAGGATTTATTTTGATATTTAGAATTACATATTGAAACAAAAACCTATCAATTTTATGGATAAGAAAGCAGGGAAATCTAGGGTCCCACTAATTAATGAGGGGGTTTTGCAAAGAAAGGGAACCATAATTTTAGGAGAAAAAACATAATTATATTCTATTTTAGGAAAGGCATACCAAATAAATGAAATAATATATATATATATATATAATGGCCGCGTTTGAACAAAAAGAGGGTGAATTAACACTAAAAGAACTAGAAAAGGGAAAAGTATACAGAATAGAATTCTATTACAGATCACCTGTACGTATAAACGAACCATTTACACTTATAGACACGAGTTTACGTAGGTTTGATGGACCTTCGAGATTATATGGGAATCGATTTATGCAGTTTACAGTAGCTGCTCCTGGCACCAGTGATATGCAGAAAAGACTTACTACACAAGTCAGTTCCAATCAAAAACCAAGCGATGAGATTTATTATAGATTTTTTAAAACCGCGCAAGACAGCATAGTGCCTCGGTTTGAACAACGGGCACTAGAAAGTGTATTTGAGAAAAAACTAGGCCTAGATAACGCAACAAAGTGGGGTCTTACGAAAGACTTTCTTGCACCAAGTAAGAAACCAAACCCAAGTAAGAAATCAGGTGGAAGAAAATACAAAACCCGTCAAATCAAACTACGCAGGAAAAATACAACTAGAAAGGAATCGTAGATAATTAAGACATTTGTGTCCAATAATTTATTACAAATATAATGTGTATTTTTACATATTATATTCTATCACACAAAAGGCCGGGCATTATTGTATGATTACAATTCCATTTCTGGATTTTTTCTGTATTGGTTGTGTTTGTATCCAGACAAACACAACATACATATTGAAATAAAACCCTATCAATTTTATGGATAATTGCAAAGCAAGGGAACCTATGGTTCCCCTAAGAGGAGCACATTTCGCAAATATCCTCCTCGTGATTGCCCGCACCTACACCCTTTTCTGGCTCAATCGTGAATTGTTGCGCCTGATGTCGCCCCCTGCGGCGCAAATAATAAATGCCCGTTTTCAGCCCCTTTCCCCATGCGTAAAAATGCATCGACGTAAGCGCCCCGTAATTCGGGTCTTCCATCCATAAATTGAGCGACTGACTCTGGCACACAAATGCCCCTCTGTCCGCCGCCATATCAATCAAATGGCGCATCGGGATTTCCCAAACCGTCTTGTATTTTTCGCGAATGTTTTCCGGGATTGTAGTTATATGCTGAATCGACCCATGATTCGCAATCATATTATTCTTCAATTGCTCGTTCCATAATCCCAAATCCAAGAGCTCACGCATCAAATATTTATTTCCCATAATAAACTCCCCCGCCAATGTGCGCCGACTGTAAATGTTCGATGTAATCGGTTCAATACACTCATTATATCCCAAAATTTGCGATGTAGATGCAGTAGGCATCGGGGCAAGTAAAAGTGAATTTCGCAATCCATGAATTTTTATTTGTTCCTTTAATGCAGACCAATCGTGACGCCCCTCCGTCGGCGTCACTCCCCACATATCATATTGCAATTCGCCGCGACTCGCGGGTGAACCTGCAAATGTCTCATATGCCCCCTCCAATTTGGCCATTTCGCACGACTGTTCCAATGCTGCATGATACATCGTCTCGAATATTCTACGATTCAGATCTTTTGCTGCGTCGGATGCGAATGCGAAACCCAGTTGGATAAAGGTGTCGGCCAAACCCTGAACGCCAATTCCCACCGGCCGATGCCGCATATTGCTCGCCTTCGTTTTGTCCGTGGGATAATAATTCACATCAATTACCTTGTTCAGATTATACGTCATCGCCTTGGTGATTGTATGCAATTTTGCGAAATCATAACTGGGCGGAGTCGTAGTATGATCGATAAATGCCGGAAGTGCAATACTCGCTAAATTACACACAGCGGTTTCATCCGGGGTGGAAACCTCCATGATTTCCGTGCAAAGGTTGGACGATTTGATGACGCCCACGTTTTTTTGGTTCGATTTCTTGTTTGCCGCGTCCTTGTAACATAAATACGGTGTGCCCGTCTCCATTTGTGCATCGAGGATTTGAAACCACAGTTTTCGCGCCTTCATCGTCTTGCGACCGCGTTTCTCGTCTTCGTAACGTTTGTACAATTCATTGAATTCGTCTCCATATACATCGGCCAAACCCGGACACTCGTCTGGGCACATGAGTGTCCAATCCGCATCGGCTTTCACGCGTTCCATGAACAAGTCGGGCATCCATAATGCGTAAAACAGGTCGCGGGCTTTGAGCTCCTCGTCGCCATGGTTCTTGCGCATTTGCAAGAATATCTCAATGTCGGCGTGCCATGGCTCCAAATAAATCGCAAAACTACCATTTCGTTTTCCGCCTCCTTGATCAACATATTTTGCCGTATTATTGAAGACCCGTAACATGGGAACAATACCATTCGATGTTCCATTTGTTCCGCGAATATGACTTCCGGTTGCGCGAATATTATGAATATGAAGTCCAATTCCGCCCGCCCATTTCGAAATATTAGCACAGTCACTCAATGTATTGTAAATACCTGGAATACTATCACTCTCCATAGCCAGCAAAAAACACGACGACAATTGTTGGCGGGGCGTACCGGCATTGAATAAAGTCGGCGTCGCATGCGTGAAATACTTCAAAGACATGTATTCATACGTTTCCTTTACGCGTTCCATATTGGACCCATGAATACCGATAGACACGCGTAACCACATATGTTGCGGTCGCTCCACCACTTTTTTGTCGATTTTCATCAAATATGCTCGTTCCAACGTCTTAAATCCAAAAAAATCGATCAGATAATCGCGCGAGTAATCGCACAATGCGTCCAACTCTTCGCCATGGTCATTGACCATTTGATACAATGTGTCCGAAACCAGGGGAGATATATTGTTGTGTTTATCGCGAAATGCATATAATTGTTTTACGACATGAGAAAAGGAAGACGACGTATTTTTCTGGAGATTGGATACGACAATGCGTCCGGCCAAGGCGTTATAATCTGGATGGGTCGAGGCCAATGACGCACATTGGTCGGCACTGAGTTCATCGATTTGGGTGGTAGAAATTCCGTCGAACAATTGATCAATGACTTTCATCGCGAGGGTAGTGTAGTTTAGCTGTATGCCCGCCTCCATTCCGGTATTCTTGATTCGTTGCAGGATTTTATCAAACGCGACTGTTTCCTTTTGTCCATTGCGCTTCGTCACATACATTTCATGATCATCTGATGCTGCGAAAAGGGCCATGTTTATTGTGTAATATATCTGGGTGGAAATATTTATGTCGTTTTACATCGATGAACATTTGAAATGGGACAAATGAACATTTGAAATGGGACAAATCGATGCCTTAAATCAAATTGCGGACACCTTTCGGCAATTTCTTCCTATGTTTTCTAAATCCGGCAAGAGCATCGTTATTACCTAAATCCAGTGCATACTCGATTGCGAGTTTCCCATTGTTGTCGCGAATATCGACCTTAATATCTTTGCGCGCCAATAGGTTATTAACTACTGATGCTCGCCTGTGCTGAACCGCGACGTGAAGTGGTGTCCGGCCTTGATCATCGGTCACATTGGGGTCAAATTTAGGATTGTCTAAATATCGCTTTATAACCGCATCATTGTCCGCTCTCGCTTTATCTACATCCGCTCTTCCATAAGAACTTGTGTAAAAAAACATTGCGCTTAAATAGGGCATGATACCGATACTGTCTATGTCTTGTAGGCCCTTACAATCTTCAATAATTGGTGCTCTGCAATAGGGACATTTTTTGGAACTGCTTGCCTTGCACGCCATGCCGAGACATTTTGAGTGGAATACATGATTGCATTTTGTCTTATACTTGTCGTCATCTAACACATCTAAACATATGCTACAAACATCATCCGGGGATTTGGGGCTCTCTTTTGGGCTACCTCCAGTCATCTTGTTTTTACGCGTTCCATTGGATGTCTTTAGGCTTGTTTTTACGCAATTTCCCGTCTTCTTATTTTTACGTGTTCCTATCGGACATTTCGCATGTTTCGGCATATTTATATAATATACGAATATTTTTATGCGGGTTTGGTGATAATTTAGGAAATGTAGGATGGATTTCTTAAATTATCGGTATTATCATTTTTACGTTATGTGTAAGGGAGTCACGTTTTGAAAAAAATAGGGGCATAATGTATAATTACGAAATAAGATGAATTCCAATTCAGCAGGAGGAGCGGGAAAAGAAGGAGGAGGAGGACAAAAAACCCCGGCCAAATCCGCGGAAAAACCCATCGGCAAAATAGGCCGGACCGAGGTAAAAACACGGGGGCTTGGGGGACTGCTTTTAACCGCGGAGGCACTCAAAGCGGCTAATGTGGGAATAAGACCACCAATTGCCGATCGCGGGTTTGCTAATCCTCTGAGTGATCTAGGGCCGGCTCCGTCATTAAATATGGGCTCACCACCAATAACATCTGCTGCATCCGAATCGGGTGCGCGCGAAAACCGTAAAACTATGGAGCGTCAATACGCATTGCGCGCGAAGTTTAGAAATTTTTGGGCCGAATTTAAAGAAGATACACAAAACAAGGAACGTTGCGATCCAGCTGAGATGAACAATATATTCGAGGCTGTTACTGATCTACCCGATACATCTACACTTAATCTGGAGTTGGCTGCTGTACCATTTGAGGCATCCGACCAGGTCGCAGAAGATGTCGCGCGTGTCTTAGATGTGGTTTTCACTAAGCTTAATGCAATGTTGCACGCAGGTGCAGATGTGCCTATGCAATATGTTACGGGCACAGCGAACAGTGCTAAAAATTGGTTGATCGAAAATAAAGACATGATTTTAAACAAATTATACATGATCGCACAATGGTGCGGTGGTGCATTCGCATTATGGTTGATTAGAGATAATATCGCGAATTTATTCACAAATGTTTGGGGTATCACGACTTTGACTGGTGCAAGCGCAGGTTTCGCCGCGTATATTTTAAATCGTATAGGTAAGGACGCGACGGTAGTTAATACATTGGTCGTTAAATTTATAGATGAAGCTGATTTTACCACAATGGGATATGAAACGGTGGGGGGGATACTGCCCACAATAATAGAAACGTTGAAGTCGAGACGTGATGAGAGATCACTTGATGCACTTACTACATTCGGCGAAAAGTTAAGCGCAAAAATTGCTCTCGCGGCGGATAAAGGTACTGAGATTCGACGTAAGACACAAATGGAGGCGCAGCTCGATGCACTCAACCAAGATATAGCCAACATGAAAAAAGGGAAAAGGGGCGGTCGCAATACAAGAAGAAAGCGCCAGTCCATGAAAACAAAGGCGAAGAAGCACAACAAAAAATCACATAAGCGACACACGAAGTAAATAAGGGGAACAAAATTAAGTGAAAAAGGCGGAGATAATGTTTCAGGGGGGTGCAAAAATAAAGTATTATAATATTACAATATTACAATAATTATAATGTGTTGGAATGAACATGTGTCCTTGAATACTTTTTTATTTAGTAGCGCTGTATTGTTGCTGATTTTATACAATAATACTTATACCCAATATAAAATTACAGATTTTAATAGTGTATGGCATTACATTTTTTATATTTCGTTTATTTCTATGCAATTAATAGAATTTTTTATTTGGCGTAACATTGATAATAAATTTTATAATCATATTTTTTCTACTATGGCTGCAATGTTACTATTTATTCAGCCAGTAGCTAGTCTTATGTTATTACCAAATATATCATTAAGAAATTACTTACTAGGTGCATATTCACTATTATTTATTCCATATTTTACATATAAATACACTACTAACAATATGAAGTCTCAAATAAGTTATAAGGGTCATTTAATGTGGTTGTTTTTTGATACAAACATGCTATTATTTTTTGGATGGTTGTTTTTCTTTTTAATTAGTTTTATTTATACGCAGTCTATTCGTACCGTGTTATTTGGTATTGTTTTATTTGCTATTTCTTATTATAATTATTATAACGATAAAACAATTGGTTCAATGTGGTGCTGGGTTATAAATTCAATTATGATTTATTATGCGTTTTATTTACTATTGTATTTGCCGTTTTGTGAGAATAAAGAATTATGTTAGCTGCTAGATAATAACAAAATTGATATAGTATTGTTACGTAGTATATCAAACACTCAATCACAAATGCCCACGTGTTTAGACACAAATGCCTGCCCAAACGATAAAATGTACAATGTAATATGTAATTTCTCAATTGGAATCAATGAATACGCGTGCAATCGCAAAACGACTTGTATGCGTACAGATGGTACATATGATTGTTGTGCAAAAAATATAGTTGGATGCTTGGTCGATGCAGCGACATTACGTGTGCCGACAATTCAACCAAGTATAGCGATTGATACTACATATTGCTATCAAATGTGCACCAGTGGAAATAAAATAGACAAGTGTTATTGGTACGAAAGTATGCGAACAAATAAATTATGCGTTGAGAATAACAATGAGTATTGTTGTTCTCAAAATAGAGGAGATTGTTGTAGCACCAATCAAAATAGTGCGTATGTTGTATTTGGATGTATTGCGGGCATCATAATAATAATAATCGCATATTACTGGTATTATGTAAAGAATTCACATCACAAAATAATGCCCGAAAAAGATGCGAGTGAATTCGAATCGCAAGATAGATACAAAATGATTATCCGAGTATAATAAATAATAAAATATAGTTATATTTTATGAGAAATAAAACAATTTTTTTAATTATGACTAGAAGTAAAAAAAGAATGGGTAGAAAATGGAGTATAAAATATAAAAAAAGCATTAATTGTAATCGTCCAAAAGGATTTTCTCAAAAACAACATTGTAAATATGGGAGGAAAAATCACACGAAAAAATCTCGATAAATAAATCTAATTTATTACTTACTGTTTTTATGTTTATTTGAGCATGTTTTGCAATTTTTAAACAGCCCGGGTATAAATTTACCGAGTTTTATCATTTGTATTTCAGCGCGTTTAAGCGTTTTGCGAACAGTTCCGGTGTGTTTTTTTTTATGATATTTGCTAATACTTTTATAGCCCCTCCCCTTTTTAATATAAACTTTACGCACTGTTTTGCCACCATATTGATTGGGTTTGACTTCAATATTGTTATAATCAAAAATATCCGAAGAAGAACTCAGCATTTTTATAGTATATAGTGATATAAATAAAAATAAAAGTATATTATTATTTATATGAGAGACATTTTTGTTCATTTATTTCACATACTTATAGTGGGTGGTCTGTTTTTATATGTCGGAATTACAAAATTAAATATTCCTGAATTTATGTATCCAATTTTGGTAACACTCGGAATAATAATCATGTTGTATCATGGCTTTAAGATTTATAAAAAACTAAGTGCAGGAATGAATCCATGGGTAAACTATATACATCTTTTTATTATTGGACCTTTATTACTTTATATTGGATTAAATAGAGAGAATACAGAAAGGCGTTATTTCGAAATATTATTGATGCTAGGATTTGCTTCGATCGGCTATCACGGTTATTATTTGATCGAATAAAACTTCGGTCCCCCGCCTACATTTTAATCCATTGTTTATTCAAAACGGCTTTTACGCTAGAAAGTGCGCCATTTGTCCATCCTTGGTTATTACTTACAACTTCTCCTACAACAAGAATACCATCTTCGGGATGTTGAACCTTGCGAATAAATTCTTCTCTGTTTTCATATTTATTTGATAAAGGAGCATAATAATGTGTTCCAATCGGCCAATAATAGTCTTTAATTGATATTAATTCTAAACTGTTATCAAAAATGCCTAAAGCTTTTTCTATTAAATCGCAAAGCGCGTCTCTATTCTTTGGCGTATTTTCTAAATACTGTTTTAAAAAAGTAGCACTAGCATTGTCGGAATACGCAATCATGTATACGCCTTTACTCGCATCCATTGGTATAATTTTTTGTAAAGGGCCTGGAACAATCGTATATCCATTTATATATTTTTTCATTATTTCTGCTGATTTTTTTGAAAATTTCCCATACAGTCTAAGAAAGTTTTGACCTTTTATTTCATTATAAATACTATTTTTATTAGAGGCACCTGGAATTAATTGCTTTATACTATCAATTGTTGTAGCAACTATCACTTTATTCGATTCAAATACGATTCCTTTGTCTGTTTCAACTGAAAATAAACGAGGGTTGTCTCTTGTTTTCTTAATGGTAACTACATTCATTGACGTTTTTATTTTATCAATACCAATTTTATTATGAAGAGTGGTAACCAATAGTTTCCAATCTATATGCATTTTGTTCCAACAGCATGCATTGTCTTCCATTCCATAATTCTGTATAACGTCAAATGCGTCTTCGTTTTCATAATCAGTATATCCAGAAGACACTAAAAAATCGTTATATAATTTATCTCCTAATAATGGTTTGGAAAACTCTTTAAATGTAGTTCGCGGTTGGGTTTTGTTTTTATTGTATTCCTTTTTTAAATATTGAATTACTTTTTTAATATCTACTATTTTATCAATTTGTGTTGAATAATATGGTTTAAACGGGGTTTCTTCATAAGGCAAATTCAGTTCATTCAATAAATGAATTAATAAATCGTCCTTGTGTTTTCTACCTATACCTGCGCCAGTTACTATTTCTGTTCCGTAAAATGTATCAGTATTGGTTCTTCCACCAATCCATTTCTTTTTGTATTTTTCTAAAATAATAAAGGATGTAGATGGTGACGTTTTTTGTATATTATATGCAGCATATAACCCTGAAATACCACTTCCAATAATTATTATATCATAGTACATTCGATATAATAATTATGATATAATAATAATATGTGGATATGATATCGGAAGTTTCCCTCCACATATTTTCTCATTTCAATCGCGAATATTGTATAGTACTTCGCGTTTGAAATGAGAAAATGTATAAAAATATAATATTATAGTCTGTAAAATAATATGGAACATATTGCAAAAATAGAAAATAATTTATTTTTAGGTTCCCTTTTTTCGATTACTCCTGAAACATTACAAGAATACAATATAACATATATTTTTCATTTTGGATTTGAAATACCAAAACCAATATTGGATAATGATTATTTTTGCAAATCATGCAAACATGAACATTTTGATTTAGAAGACAATTCACAGAGCGTTACAGAAATGTTAAAAATAAGTTATTATGTAATTGAAAAAATAGGGAAACTCATAAATACGGAAACTATATTAGTATGTTGTGTAGCCGGGAAAAGTCGCTCTGCAAGCATGGTTGCGTTATATTTACATCATAAATATCCAGAATTATCATACGAAGAAATAATAAATGATCGAATTCACCGATTTCGCAGTATTTCGATAAATCAAACATTTTCCGAAGCAATAATAAAAATTATAGGTGATGGTCGCCGGATGGGAGGAATCTTAAGGGAACCTATGGTTCCCCCAATTTAACCAAACACACCCCTCCTACCACAGGCAGATTTTTAATAATACGACTCTCATCTCCACCTTCTCCATGAACCACTTCCAAACCAGGAGGTTTCACCACCTTTTTCTTCGCCGCACGATGTTCATATCCAGATACGCGTTCCTTAAGCACTGTCGCCCAGGTTTCTTCAATGTGTCTTCGCGCGGATTGAAACCATGGACGATTTCGTTCTACCAAAACACACGAATATTCGTCCAAATACCAGTACAATGTCGAATACAATGACCACGACCTGCGCATTTTCGTCCGTGTTTCCTCGACCCACGCATCGACACATTCTTTAGTCAAACCCACGGAAAACGGCATATAGACATATTTCGGAGCGCCAGAATATTGTTGCGCTAAAGGATACCCACTTTCATTTGACTGCATAGATCCGCCAATGCTGACGCGCTCCACAAAATACAAAATCACGCCCTTGTATGCATGTACTGCATCCGCATAAAACGCCGCTTCCTCGTATTCCTTGAACCGCGTTTCCAAGAAATCGCAATTGTCTAAATCGCATGTTTCCATTTGCACCTGCATTTGTACCCAATAGGCTTTGGACGGTATGCCGTCCATTTCGCGATTCACAATATTCTTGATTTCCAACATCCGGCCATATAATTGAGACCCCGGATCCGTAACAATCCCATCAGGGGAAGCGCCTATACAGGGAATCGTTGGGTGCTGAACGCATCCGAAATCTTCTACTTTCGCCTCATACAAATATTCATATAATGCGACCGAAACCGGCTCATATTTCTGCCCCCAATGCATTGGACTGGACGTATTCACATACCCACCACTACAATCGACGTCGTCCTTCAGAGGCAAACACTTTTCGTAAATCAGACTATTACGCAGGGCTTCCGAACCAAATACTTTGTACAAATTAGATGCAGTAATGAGGTCATGGCGAAATTCATACCATGCCGGAGTCCGCTGTTCGGGCTGAGGAATCGATCGAATCTTAGCGATTTTTTGCGCCATATCCTTGTCTGTCGACGCGCGAAATCTGCTATCTGAGTACATGGGGCGCGAACGAAGAGGCACACAATCTCCCCACTCAATAATCATATTCCAATATTCATCAATGGCTTCTCCAATAAATTCGTGGACATCGTAGAAATCGTCGTCTGGGTCATCGTCGTCTTCGCCGTGACTACACAATCCTGCGTCAGACCACTGGTCGAATAAAATCGCGGCAATATCATCGACCATTTTCTTGTTAAACTGTGGGTCGGACATTTCCAAAATGTGTTCCTTGACGTATTCGTCCGCCATTTCGGTAATTGTCGTAATCATTTCCTCCGTCTCATCTTCCGACAACGTATCTATGAACGGTGTCTTGGGTTCCTTTGGATTCAACAGTTTCATAACGGTTTCGATAAAAGAGGTGTCGGAAGAAGCGTCGCTATCCGCGTCGGGTGCATAATCTGAATCGGTAAATTCCATGATAATTATAAAGAATACAAACTATTTATTTGTATTCTTTCACAATCAATTTTCTTCTAGGCCTCGGGTAAAATATTGAACTATTGTGCAAAAGTCTAACAGTTGTCTTTTGAGTATCCAATCACCGCACACGCGATTCTTTTCCCCGCATTTCCAGTAATCAAACTTTCGGAATTTCCGCCCTTGCCGCAATCATCTTCGTCGGCATGAATGATTAGACCTCTGCCCAAAATATTGCACCTGGTTCCCCGCAGTGTAATCATATTATCGTAAAAAGTATATTTGGCCGCGCCCTGGCTATTTGTAGATATATTACCTAAATCTCCGACGTGCCGTTCTTTCATCCCAGGACAGCCGTGAGTTTTGTTGTATGGATTAAAGTGCGCACACATACTTGCGCATTTATCAGTTAAATCGCCGGCTTGATGCACATGAAATCCGTGAAGGCTATTTGCAGGCAATCCTGTAATATTCAAATCAATACGGACTTGTTTATTGGCTAAATCTTCTGTGAATTTCACCGTTCCTTTGATGTCGTCACTAAATACCGCAATCGCATGTACTTGTTTCGAAGTCATTATTCAAGAATATATATCATACAAATAAGATATATTCGAAGAACAAACATCGTCGCTCATGGATTATACACCGATATAGATTTATTTCTTTCAATGGCGTAAAATAAAAATGGGGCTCAACTAAATACCGAGCCCTTTTTTACGCCTCTTCTATGGCCAGCCGCTTCGGTGTGAGTGATTTCAGTGTTGAAACACGCTTCACATCCACAATACGCAACGTGAAATGGCGCTTTTCCGCATTAAAATGGAGCGCGGGAATCGCGGTCAGCATACACCCATCGCGGTCATACACAACATCCTTCGTCTTTTGTAGTTTCCCCTTTTCCAAACATTCGGAAAAAAATTGTTTCAGACCCTTGATCTCCTTCGCCGGTATTCCATTGTCCTTGCCGTATTTTTCAGCAAAGCAATGTAGTTTCACGACCTTTGCTGTCTTGTCCAATTTATTCCATGGTTCCGTTTTATTATGCTGCTTTTCTTTTTCCAATAGCGTATCAAGTGATCCAACAGTCATCGTATTGGATAGGCCCGCATGCGACGCATTGTATCCGGGAATATAAGGGGTCTTCTTCTTCTCTTCTATCACAGGGTTGGCGGAAACATCGAGAACAGGCTGAGAAAACATAATATTGTATGTGTCTTTTTATATAGTATCGACCATAATGTTTATCTTCTTTTTTTAAATATAGTTATCAAATATTATAATCAAATATATTGATCGCTAATATTCGCCAAAAATGTGTCGCGATGAAGTCGTTTTTGACCAATATGGTCATATTGCGACGTACCATCTTCTACTGCATACATGGGGACTGTAATGGCCCGATTTCCAATTTTCGTCAAAACCCAATCGACGGCATAAGGTAGGCCCTCATAATCATGTGGGCCCTTTTCTATAAATTCGCGCGCCTTTTTCTTGGACAACATATACATTTGACCTCCCCATAAATCGTCATGGTATCCATAATATTCACAGTGCGCCCCCTTATATAGGTGCGGCATATCCACATATCCTGGTTTCACAATCCACGACGTATTTTGCCTGAATAAATACCCCATTAGCAAAATATCAATGTTTTGCGATTTACATTCTTGGACAAGAGTCGGTAAATGGGTCTTCAAGTCTTTGTGAATATATAAATCATCTTCGCAAAACACGCCGTATTCGGCATCTTCCATTTCACAAAAACGCCGAATCATGTCCAAATGTCCAAGCATAGTGGAATTCGCACGATTTGAATCTTGGACACCCGGTGTAATGGTAACACGATTTAGTCCAACGGTATCGAACCGTTGTTGCATTCGCGCCGCACGTGACGGGTTGTTATGCGACAAACATAAAACGGGCACGTCCATATTTTGTATCATAACACAAAATATGTTTATATAGTTCCGCGATTCAACACTATTTTACACATAACACGGCAAACTATCCACATCCATAACGGCAATCGCATTTTTTACCTCATCCTTCGCCATTAGAAACTGTTTAAAATAGTCTTGTTCCAACTGTGCTTCCGGACTATGTTGATGCACTGTGCGCGCAATCATTTTATATAATTTGAAACTGGGATATCGCTCGTCGCCGTTCTTTTTATACAAAACGTTCTTCCCGTTATCGTCCATGCACCATCTACGAATCGTTTTTTGCAAATCATCTAGTTCCGTTTCATCGCAGTCGTCAATTTCCATCAAAAAATCGTAAATAGAGGTTCCTAAACGGCACAAATCGAAGCTGTTATTGGGGTCCAATCTTGGACGGTCTTCGTTCATGAATGGTTCGCAATTGTATTGCGTGGCCGCATCACCCGATGGGGCGAAACTATCACTGCAAAATGTGCGGTCTTGGAATTTGTAAATCCCGCGACCAAAATCGATGATTTTGTAAATCCGGCCATGCGTTGGGACCTTGTATGTCCTTCCCGCGTATTTATAGAATAAGTATTCTGTATCGGTATTCACGTACATGACGTTGTTGGTATGCAGATCATTGTGGGTAAATCTGAACGCGCGTTGGTATATTAACAAGGTCATAATGATTTGAAACAGCGCACTTGCGCCATTTTCCACGTCGATTTTATCTTGGACAAAGAGCTCATCCAGCGTTCCGTCACATTTTTCCATGCAAATCATTTGTATAGGGAAATTGTGAATATATCCGTAAATTTCCGCCTCTTCGCTGGACGACGAGTATTCTGAATCGTCTTCATCATCTTCATCCGTCTCCCAATCACTCCCATTTTCACCACTTTCATCGGAACTGTAATTCAAATCACTATCCGCGGATGACTTGGATGTATGCGAGCTATTGGATCTCGGCGATTGTACATAGATTGGATCTAACGCATCATTTTCCATAGATATGTCCAAGATAGGTTCAGATGCGCCTCCCGTCAAATCTTCAAAATCAAGCGTTATTTCATCAACATTGTCCAAAACCAACTTCGTTTTATGTCGTCTTGAACCACATATTTGATCCAATTCTGAAATCGAATTGTCCAAGATGCGATTCGGGTCTTCAATATAAAATAACTTCCCCACATGGTCATTGAAAAACTCGGAATTGCGCAAATATTCGACATCATCCGTCACACAAACACGAAACTGCTTCTGCAATCCCAAATAGGACCCGTAGAAATCAACACCATGCACAATCCCGTGATGATTTAGCACAATACTGGATAAATAACTGAAGAAACAATCGACATATGATGCATTGTGATGCGATAGAATCTTAGGATGCACTGTCTCATCCGTACTATCTAAACGGGGCAGCGCGCGTATCTTCGATTCTTTCACGTCATATTTACCAATCATATATCGATATGGGTCCAAGATCGGCGAAAACTTGATGAACACCGGTTTCTCGTGTATTTCGTTTGTTTTATGAGAAACTACGTTATTAATATCTTGGACATGATACGGGTGATTGAGGGCGATGTTATCAAAATTTTTTGTATTCATATCGAAGAATTTATTGTATATGGGATTGTAAAACTGCAGATTTTCTATGGAAAAAGGCATATATGGCTCGCGAATCGAACCAGATGTGCCGTTTTCATGAGGATGAAGTTCTTGATATTGTTTTGCTAAAATATCCAAGTCTATCTTTTTTGGTTTGCAGTAATTCAATTTCATCTTAGACATGATTGTAATTAAATTTAGTATAGGCTCTATACACAGAAAGTTCGTAAGTGTTTTAACGTAATCAAGGGAACCTACGGTTCCCTTAATTATAAAGGAACCGATTGTTCCATTAAGGCAGATTCCCCTAATTAAAATCTCTCGCGTTGTTTATATTAAATCTATCTTCTACAAACCATGACCTTGGAATTAAAAAAATTCGATATGAGATGGATTACATTTAAACCAAATGAAAATAAAGGACCCGTTATTGTGATGATTGGACGTCGTGATACAGGTAAATCGTATTTGGTTCGCGATTTATTATTTCATCATCAAGACATTCCAATTGGGACGGTCATTTCCGGAACAGAAGCCGGTAATGGATTTTATGCAAGCCACGTTCCCAAATTATTCATTCACGAGGAATACAACACCGTTTTGATTGAAAATGTCCTGCGACGTCAAAAGGCGGTTCTAAAGCAAATGAACAAGGAAATCGAGACTTTCAAAAAAACAACCATTGATCCGCGCGCATTTGTAATTTTAGATGATTGTCTCTATGACCAATCTTGGACAAAGGATAAAATGATGCGTCTCTTGTTCATGAATGGACGCCATTGGAAAGTCATGTTGATTATTACTATGCAATATCCTTTAGGCATTCCACCGAATTTGCGAACAAACATTGATTATGTATTCATTTTGCGAGAACCGTACATGACCAATCGAAAACGTATTTGGGAGAACTATGCATCCATGTTTCCAACATTGGAATCATTTTGTTCAGTCATGGATCAGACCACGGAGAATTATGAATGTTTGGTCATTAACAATAATGCGAAATCGAATAAATTGTATGACCAAATCTTTTGGTACAAGGCTGAGACCCGACCCGATTTCAAGTTGGGATCGAAAGAATTCTGGGAAATTTCGAAAAATATGGGGTCGGACGACGAAGATGAGGCGTATGACCCGAGTAAGGGGAAGAAGCGCGCGGGACAACAAATCCAGGTGAAGAAAACAACGTCGAAATGGTAGATATTATCGAATTAGAGCGCTGCTGCTTCGCAAATATTCATTCATATGTGATATACGAATGAATACGTGTAACGTTATCCGGGGTTACCTACATGTATAACTATTTATGTGGTTCTCGTCAGTTGTACCGTCCATTTACCGGTGATAACCTTGGTAGTATCTGTATTTACAGATTGATACAAATCGAGGGTCGCGGATGTATTCGTATTTGTTGTATAAGTGTCTATTACAGCGCCTGTTATGCGATGAATTTTACTAGTGTTACCGGAATCAAATGCGTTAATAATTGCAGGTAAATCGGACGACACGGAACCGATCGTACCTGTACTCGGCATTACATATGCGAATGAGTGGGTTAAATTACTAGTTGGTCCAGTGCATTGTTCATTTACGAACCAATTAAATGCATATGTCGTATTTGCGTTAAGACCTGTATATGATATGCTGGCTATGACACCTCCAGTATAATCAAACGGATTAGTTATAAACTGATGTAGATCACCGGTAAAATTTACTATATTGGTCGATGTTATATTTGATGTACCCGTTGGGCCGGCAGCGCCTGTTGCACCAGTGAAATTGTTTGAATCTGTGCGCGTTATTTCGGAAGTAATTGGATCATAGGTTAGGACTTGTGACGATTGAATATTACGAATAGGATTCACGTAAAAACCTGCATTGGGGGCATTCAATGCTGCACCGGTTGCGCTTATCACAATACTATTCGCGGTTTGACTTGTGTAACCGGCTTGATTACCAATTGCAATTGCGTCGGTTCCTTGATTGCTGTAACCTGCATATAGACCTATTGCGACTGCATTACCACGTTGTTGGCTATTACCCGCACCTCTTCCAATAGCAATTGATTGCGTTGATTGACCCGTATAAGCAGCCTGATGACCAACTGCGATTGCGTATTGTCCTTGACTGGTTTGACCTGCCTGATAACCAACCGCGACCGTGCCCGTTCCTTGAGTAGAATAACCCGCCTGATAACCAAATGCGGTTGCATCTCTTCCCTGAGTGGTTTGACCGGCCTGATAACCAACCGCGACTGCATTCATTCCTTGAGTAGAAGAACCTGCTAGATAACCAACCGCGACTGCTCCGGTTCCTTGAGTAGAAAAGCCTGCCTGATAACCAAACGCGGCTGCGTATTGTCCTTGATTGCTTTGACCTGCCTGAGAACCAACAGCGACTGCGTATTGTCCTTGACCGGTTTGGCCTGCTTGATAACCAACTGCGACTGCTCCAGTTCCTTGAGTAACATTACCTGCGAAATAACCAAATGCAGATGAATTTGCCCCTTGAGTATTATAACCTGCCTGATAACCAACCGCGACTGCATTTGCACCTTGGGTAGTAGAACCTGCTTGATTACCAAATGCGTGTGCATTCGCTCCTTGAGTGGCTTGACCTGCTAGATAACCAACCGCGACTGCTCCAGTGCCTTGACTGGTTTGACCGGCATTACTACCAACCGCGATTGCGTATTGGCCTTGACTGGTTTGACCTGCAGCATAACCAACCGCGACTGCTCCAGTTCCTTGAGTAACATTACCTGCGAAATAACCAAATGCGGATGCATTTCTATCTTGAGTATTATAACCTGCCTGATAACCAAATGCGGTTGCATTTACTCCTTGACTGAGTTGACCTGCCTGATAACCAACCGCGACTGCACTTACCCCTTGAGTAGAATAACCTGCTTGATAACCAACCGCGACTGAACTTGCCCCTTGAGTAGAATAACCCGCCTGATAACCAACCCCGACTGCACTTACCCCTTGAGTAGAATAACCCGCCTGATAACCAACCCCGACTGATCCAGTTCCTTGAGTAGTATAACCTGCCTGATAACCAACCCCGATTGCGTATTGTCCTGGACGTATATTACCTGCTTGATAACCAAACGCGGCTGCACCAGTTCCCTGACTGGTTTGACCTGCTTGATAACCAACCGCGACTGCGTTCGTTCCCTGACCCGTAAAACCTGCCTGATAACCAACCGCGATTGCGTATTGTCCCTGTCTGGTTTGACCTGCCTGATAACCAACAGCGACTGCGTATTGTCCTTGACCGGTTTGACCTGCTTGATAACCAACCGCGACTGCATATTGTCCTTGACCGGTTTGACCGGCTTGATAACCAAACGCGGCAGCGCCAGTTCCTTGAGTGGTTTGACCTGCAGCAGAACCAGCCGCGATTGCGTATTGTCCTTGACCCGTAAAACCTGCCTGATAACCAACTGCGATTGCGTATTGTCCTTGACCCGTAAAACCTGCCTGATAACCAGCCGCGATTGCGTATTGTCCTTGACCCGTAAAACCTGCCTGATAACCAACTGCGATTGCGTATTGTCCTTGATTGCTTTGACCTGCCTGAGAACCAACCGCGACTGCGTATTGTCCTTGACCGGTTTGGCCTGCTTGATAACCAAACGCGGCAGCGCCAGTTCCTTGAGTGGTTTGACCTGCAGCAGAACCAACCGCGACTGCGTTAGTTCCTTGACCGGTATAGCCCGCATTAGATCCTATATTTATACGCGTCGTACCAAGAGCCCATTGCCCTGTATTACTATTCCAGTATATATAATCTCCATAAGCGGTTCCCGTAAAGAAGATTAGACCTGC